AGATTTCACTGTGGAATCCCGTAAAATCGGCCGATTACAACTTCATTGATAAAACAGCAGGAGAAAATCTTAGAATCTCTGGCGACGGTATTTTAGTCCATATGTACGAAGGACCCACTACTGATTCTACTGGCAGCACCGATACTGATATCTTTTCAATACAAGATATCTTATTTTTAGAAAATCCTAATAGAAAATATGACCCTAACGTAATTGAATTGCGTGGTCATCATCAGCCTCAAGACATTCAATACGATCTATCACAATTCGGTATCAATTTGAGTTCCGATATGATTCGTATTCAATTTCACTACAATGACATGTTAGACTCACTTGGTAGGAAACTTATTGCGGGTGATGTTTTAGAATTTCCAAGTTATAGAGATGTGCCTATCTTTGATAATGCTGTCGGGATAAATAGATATTATGTGGTGCAAGATGCCCTATTCGGCGCGCAAGGATATGGACAGAAATGGTTCCCACATATTTGGCTTGTAAGAGCAAAACTGATAACGTCTTCTCCAGAGTTTTCAGAAATTATCGATCAAGCTGGTTCTGGTCAAAATGATGGCGGTGTAGGACAAGGTATCGGTGTAATGCCTCCAGGGTTTACAGATACAGCGGATCCAGATGGCAACCCAGGAATAGGATGTAATCCAGATATCAAAAACTCACTTGACTTATTTTGCCAGATTATTAAAATCAGTGATGCAATCATTGCTGAAGCTGAACGGGATGATTTCTTTGATCCTAAGTTCTTCGAAAGTGCAAATCTATACATTTATATAGATGAAAAAGGATACCCTGTTATTGGAAGTAATTTTTTCAGTGGGGAAGGCGCTCCGCCAAATTATTCACCTAATTTGTTGCAGGATATGGTTCCGTCAGGGCCACTTGTGGGTGCCGGTATCACCTTCCCCCCTGGAATGACAGATGGCCAATATTATTTAAGACTTGATTACTATCCAGAAAGATTGTTCCAAAAACAGGGTAATTGCTTTAGACTGATCGAGGTAAATGTTTTGAAAATATGGACTGCTTACAATCGAGTTCTCGACACATTCATCGATAATATCAAAGACACAATACTCCCTGACGGAACGGTTATACCAGAAAAACAAGCTATATCGCAAGTTGTCAAACAGAAAGTCGACTTGTATGCTGAACGAAAAGTTAGTGTTAAAGTTCAAGAAGCCCAGCGCCAAGCTATTGCAGATCAACGAGCAGCACTTCGTGGAAATGGATCTAACGAGGGTGCTCCGGGAATTCCACCAGGAAACACTACTCAACCCGGTACAGGCGGAGATCCTATCATAAACCCTAATTTACCATTTACTAATTTATAAGAGGCACCCAAATCGGATTTTTTCTATGATGGTCAAGTCAGACGTTATCTGATACAATTTATGAGAATTTTCTCTGATATAAAAATCAGAGTTGGACCCGATGCCAACGGGTTATACACAATACAAAGAGTTCCTATTATGTATGGTGATCCATCAGCTATGGTTGCCTGGATTATCAAAGGTGGTAGTGAAAATACATTAATGCCATCACCTATGTTTTCTGCGTGGATTGAAAACATAAAAATGAATGATGCTCGCAGGCAAGACTCGCAATTTGTAGGAACAATCTCTACAGTAGAAAGACAATTTATTGACGGGGCTTATAACAATCAACCAGGTATTCGTTATGAAATTAATCGCTACATGCCAGTCCCTTATGACTTTACGTTTAAATTAGATGTATGGACAACCAATACTACCAGCAAATTACAAATCTTTGAACAAATCGCAATGATATTCAACAAGTCAGTCCAGATACAACAGGACTCCAATTTGTTAGATTGGACAAGTATTTTTGAAGTTTGGTTAGAAGATTTTGTATGGACGAATAGAACTATACCACAAGGTGGCGAAGAACAACGAGATGTAATGAGTTTTAAATTCAAGATTGAAGGCTGGATAAATCCACCAGCTAAAGTTAAGAAAAGTGGACTTGTTGCAGAAATTGTTGCTCGAGTTTATGATTCAGTAGACATAGATGGTATTCGAGATTCAATTGATAAAGGCGAAGAATATGACCCGTTCTCTTGTTTAAATGCAAACCCTATTCAAATTGTTACCACTGAAGGTAATTTCAGTGTAGAAGTTGAACAGGGTCCTGACGGTGTTGATACCATTACATTATTAAACCCGTATCAAACACATTTGCCTCCCCCACGCTGGTTCGACCTGATACAAAAGTATGGGCAGATTACCCCTAATATCACTAAAATTAGGCTAAAATTAGACCCTGACCTAGACGTTGACGACTCAGACATTATCGGCACTATCGAGCAGGATCCGGACCGTGTAAACGTCTTATTCTTCACCCCAGACGTCGATACTTTGCCTGCTAATACGATGCCAGCCATTACTACAATTATTGATCCAATTGAAGTTTGGCCAGGTAAAGGCTTACCAATTGCTATGCCAGGACAAAGATATTTGCTTACTTCGCACCAAGCTGTTGTGGAGGAACCTGCTATCCCACCAGGCGTTCCAACAAGCCCTTGGGGAACAACTTTGGTAGCATATCCTAACGACATTATTGAATTCAATGGGGTGAACTGGTTTGTTACTTTTGATTCACAAAATTCTGTTGGCAAGAATTATGTTGTAAATAGTGCTAATTCAACACAATATGTATTTGAAGATGGCGCGTGGGCTTACTCTTATTATGGAATCTATGCTCCCGGATATTTCAGAATAGACAACATAGTACAGGCACCAAATGGAACAACAATTTCAGTCTACGAATAGCATCCTATCAGAAAAAACAGGAGTGGGAACACTCTTCGTTTCTACCAAAACACATCGAGTTTTACTAAATCTTCGCGCACCTTATAAGACACATTCACTTACTTGGTCTTTATGGGGTGGAATGGTTGAAGATAACGAATTACCTAAACCAGCATTGCTAAGAGAAATGGAAGAGGAAATGGGATTCGTACCGGACATTGAACGCATTTATCCTTTCGATGTTTATCAAAGTAAAGATAAGCATTTCAAATACTATTCGTTTGTCTGCGTAGTGGAAGAAGAGTTCACACCTATTCTAAATAAAGAAAGCTGCGGCTATTGCTGGATAGACCTTGGGCAATGGCCGAAGCCAATGCACCAAGGCGCTAAGATAAGTTTCTGTAGTCAAAAATCAATCGAAAAGATTAAATTGATTCTCAGTCAGCACCCGACTTAAGGTGCAATCTCCTGTATCGTAAATCTACCAATATTTGCAACTCCACCGTAAGCAGAACCACCGGTAGATAATAAATTAACAAAAAGTGACTGGTTTGTATTAGGCCCCATTCTTGCTGAATAAGTTCGTGCTGCGGTTGATCCCGAGGTTTGCGATGCCATCACTGTAAATGATTGTCCATCGAGGTTATTTGTTGTCCAGCCAACCATTGAAGCACCAAAACAAGTAGTTCCATTAAAAGTTGCAACTGAAGCATATATATCGCCAGCATTATTCACAGTATAAAATGATGACGAACTTACAATTATGGTACTATTCGGTAATTTAGGAGTAAAGGTCTGTGACCATAATTGTACTCCTTCAGTGCTTACTGGAACTGTATTATCAAACGGTATCTGTGTGGCCCCAGTTATTGTTACAGAAGGTATATTTCCAATTACGACCTGGACTACTCCACCACTAGAAATCCAATCAGTTCCCGTATAAGTTTCGGTACTGTTAGTTGTTGTATTAAAACGAGTCATTCCTACTGTAGGTGTAACTGGTCTTTGCGCCGTGGTACCTGATGGAATAGTTATGGATCCTGTACCAAGAAAAACAGGATCTGCCGGTATATCAATTGTAGGATTACCGGCAACACCAGTTCCGTTTGTTACAGTAATCCTGTTAGCGGTTCCGGTTATAGTTCTTGCATTCCATACATCAGTTGCTGTTCTTGCAACCATACCGGTTGTTGCTAATGCTTCTATTGCTGCCAAATCATTGGCAAGGGAGAATACAAGAGTACCATTTGTTGTGATTGGAGAACCAGTTATTGTTAAACCTGCTGCTGGCTGTGTTGCTGCCACAGAAGTAACAGTGCCACTTGAGGCATTAGTCAATGAAATTGTCGGATTGCCGCTGGCGCCATTACCATTTGATATGGTAATGCCAGCGCCGGCAGTTAATGTCCTATTCGCAAATGTGCCTGTACCAATCTTTGTTACTATTCCCGTAGAAAGTGTGTCTAAATTAGCAACTGTCACATTTTGAGGTGA